CTCCAACGGCCTTGTGGCCACCGGGTAGATGGTCATCTCGATGTCGGGGTTCGTGAAGTTCGGCCATATGACCTGCGGGTAGGTTGCCGTAACCGTTTTGAGCGCGATGCCGTTGTACTGCTGCTGGTTGATGATCTTGATGCCGTAGCTCAAACCATTCGCCGGATCGCGGAAGTAGGTGGCGTCGTCGAGCTTCACGGGGCGCCCACCTACAAAATTGCCCGTGGGGCCGAGTGTGCGTGTCGCCACGCCTTGCGGCCAAGTGAAGACTTGGTCTTGCGTGGCGTAGACCATTAGCCGCTCAAGGTTCCAGCTATCGATCATCTGCTGCATCGCCGCGAGAGCGTCTTGTGTCGTCGCAGCGGAGGGCACCTCGCCTTCGGCTAGTTGCCCGATCAGGCGCAGCGCCGCGTTAATCTGGTCCCCGGCGGTCGTGCTCATTGGTCACCCTCGGTCGGCCACGCCGCGCCACGACAAGCTCGTTGGGCGCAACTTCTTCGCCGGGAGTATACCGCTCCCAGCCGTTTTTCTCATCTGCTTCCGCTTCCATGTCCATCGTCGCAACCTTGTGGCCGTGAACGGGGTGCTTGAGATGGATAATCACTTAAACCCCACGCCCAAAAGGTTGTTGAACGCCGTGCGCTTGATATGCACTTCCGAAAACTGTTTCAGGCTGTCTCGTAGCGTGTCCGACACAAAACCGCAGTGGTGCGCCATGTACGGGTTGTTTTCAAGCGCGGTGCGCAGCCCGTACATCAGGTCTAGGCCAGTAATTGGCCCTGCCGGAGACACGTACAGCACATCTTCCGTCGGATAAACGTCTTCCAGATCCGGCACAAGAATGACGGCCTTACCGCCGGGCTTTAGAACCCGATAGATCTCCGAGACTGCTTGCGGTACTTCGTGCGGGTAGACGTGTTCCAGCACATGCGAGCAGTACACGATGTCAAATTCGCCCACAGCACCCATGTCGGTGATGCTGGCGACGATGTCCGGCTCACACTCGGCGCAGGCGTCGAGCCGCACTTCTTCGCAAGCGGGGAACCACTCAGGAAGTGGCCCCCGCCCGCAGCCTGCGTGCAAGACTCGGATCAAGCCGAGCCTTTCCACAGGCCAAGCGCGGACAGCGTGTTCATGATTTCCTGAACCGCTGCCAGTTGCGTAGCCCCAAACGATGCGGACGTTGCAATGTTGGTAGTCGCTTGCACGCTTGATGCACGCTGTGTAACGGGCGCTTTGCCATAAAATCCCACAGTGCCGCCAGACGTGCCGATGATGGCATCGTTGAGCACTGGGTCTTCAAAGGCCACGCCGATTGGCTTGGTGTTTTGAGGCATGTCTACTCCACGTAGAGGTCGCCGCCGGGTTGCTGACGCAGGTACGTATGAAAGTTACCTTCGTAAGCCTTCTCGGTGGTGTGATGCGTAATGTCAAGGTCGGGCACGATAATCAGTTCCCCGCCCGCATCCCGCCAGTTACGACAGAATGCGTAGTCTTCACCGTACCACACGCCTTTGTGCGCCCCATGATTGAACAAGTCGATATACGGGTTAAATTTATCGCCGTATGCCAGTTCCGGGTAGGCAGTCATGAACTTGTTGACCGCCTGCTTGGTTATCTTCAGAAACCCCGCTGGCGCAGAGAACGCCAGCAACGCGCCGTCATCCCGCACCAGAGGCGAGCCGTCAGCGTCGGTAAGCACCGACCCCATGTACTCGACTTCGTCTCTCTTGAAGCGATACGTCCCCGCAACCACGTCGCCTTTGGTTTCAATCAGGGTCAGAAGGTCTTGAGGCTTCCAGGAAAGATCGTGGTCGATAAACACAATAACGTCTGCTTTTACGTCGAGCGCCTTGCGCAGCATGGTGGCCCGAGCGGCTGAGATGTAGGGGCAGCCGATTTCGGACACCATGCCTTCCTCCCATCCCGCTGCTTGAATCAACGGAACAGAAGCCGCAAGGCTATCGAGCGTTTGCTGGTACGGTTTTTTAAGCGTTGGGATGCAGAAGATAACTTTCATGGGTTGTCAGGGGGCCGAAGCCCCCCCGCAAAGTTACGCAGTGGCGTAAATGCCCAGACCAATCAGCGTCAGTTGGATCTCTTGCAGCGCGGCCAGTTGGGTCGCGCCGAAAGAAGCTGACGTTGCAATGGCGCTGGTGGCGTGGACAGCGGAGCTATACGCCCGCCGGACCACCGGAACCTTGCCGTAAAAGCCGACTTTCGACGTCCCAGCAGAGCCCAGCCTTACGCCCCCGGCGCCGTTGGCAACTTGAACGACCTGCCCCGATGCGCCTACGTTGAGTACCTCGTCGAGATTGCCATCACCAGTTTGATAGCCGTCACCAACCTTCGGAAGTGCCATGGTGTATTCCTCTCAGTGATTCGATTGACCCTAGCCCCAGACGCGCACAGCCATCTCAGGACGGATCACCTTGTAGCCGTACAGCACATCAATACGACACGGCAGACGGTCGTTGTTGATGTCGTACTGACGCACGATCCGCATGGAGATGCCGTTGTGGACCTGACGCGAGGCCATATCGACGCCTTGCGGCATGATAAGGTCGGCGGTGGCGAAGGTGATGGCGTCGCGGTGATAGGCGAGGTTCTGCGGGTACTGCGACGCAGCCGAGCCAAGCATCGTGATGTCGGCATCGTTGAGCGGGAAAGCGTCAACGGTAGCCAGCGGGTGCGCAGCGGTGTACAGCGCAGGGGCGAACTTCAGGGTGCCGGTCGAAGAACCCGTCAGATCCTCGGTCACCACGAACTGCTGAAGCGAGCCGGTGGATTCGCGGGTCTGCGGGTTGACCGCAAAAACGCTTTGCATGGTGAACACATCGCCAACTTTCCAAGTCTTTGAAGAACCCGTAAAGGTGATGGCCAGTTGGGACGTGCCCTGCGCGGTCGGGGCGCCGTCAACCTCAATCGCCGTGCCCCAGTCGCCCGTAGTGTGGACCTTCATCGACTGCGACATGGCCAGCTCCTCGAAGCCGAGGATGCCTTCGCCCATCAGACCCGACTTGAACTGACGGGAGATGGTGCTGACCGGGTTGAACAGGCCCTTCATGCCTTCCACCAGACCGGCGTTCGCAGCCGGGTTGACGGTCAGGTAACGGGGGCTGGCAACCGCCGCCGCTTCGTTCATCTTTTGCTGGGCCTGGAGCAGGACCAGCGAGGTCGCGGGTGTGGTGCCCGGGGTGCCGACCGAGTTAAAGATGTTCTTGTAGGCGTTGGCGACGTCAGCGTCGATGCTGGACGCAAGCTGAGAGATCCTCGGCTTGAGCACTCGGTCGGCGAAGTCGTCGAGGGACATCGTAAGCTCAGCGGTCGTGAAGTTCACGCCGATGTGCTTCTGGCTGTCCACGGTCAGGGTGACCTGCTGCTGGCTGACGTCCTGCACTTGCAGAGCGGCACCGTCAGTCACCAGAGAGCGGTCCGGCAGGCGGATACGCAGGCTGGAGCCGATCTTGGCGCCTTCGATGGCGAAGCTGTCATCGTAAGCGCGGTTGACGTTGCGGGTGATTACGAGGTTGTTCTCCAGAATCTCCAGAGCCTTCCTCGTAATCATGTCGATTGTGAGCAATGAATTCGACACGTTTTCTTTCCTTTCAAAGGGTTAGCGCGTTCGCTGTTTGGCTTCCCACGCCTTGATCTGGCGTTGGCGCTCCTGCTCGATCCACTGGCTCGTCGTCAGCGTTTTCAGCGAACGAGGGTCCGTGGTGTCGTAAGCCGGAGCACCGCTTGCCCGTGCGCTGACAGGCGCAATCGGCGGGGGCGCGTTCGTTGTCTTCTTGACCGGGGGATTGTCAGCCAGTTTGGCTTCAATCTTGCCGATCTCCCGAGCCTGCAACAGCGGCGAGAGTTTGGAGATGCGCTCAGCTTCTTTCGGATTGGAGCCGAGGTGATACGCAATCTCGGGGCCAATGTCAGAAGACTGAATCGTTTCAGCCATCACGTTAGAGATCGGCAGACGGGTGTTGTAGACGACCTGTTCAAAGTCGTCGTACCGCTCCCGCGCCTTTTCTTCCCGTTCGTGATAGGCATCCAGCAGAGCCAGACGCTGCCGTTCCGCTTCCTGTTGCTGAAGAAGCTCTTGAGCCTTCTTCGCCGCCAACGCTTCCGCGTAGGCTTCCACAGACGGGAATTCGTCTGCGGGCGGCACTTCAACAGGGGTGGCGGCAGGGCGCTGCGACTGCTGGCGCTCCCACTTTCGCTGCTCTCTTGCAAGTCGTTTGGCTACGATGGCATCGAGTTCTTCTTGAGTGAAGGTCTTAGCCGTCTCAGCCGCATGTTCTTCCGGCGCAACTTCATCAGCAACAGGCGCAGCCGTTACGTCCTGTTCTGGCACGGCTTCCGCCGCTGGCACTTCCATTTCTTCGGACATCTTGATTCCTGAGAATCCCTGGCCTACCGGACCAGTGCGGTCAAACTGTCAGTGCCGCCACCTTCGCCTGGAACGCCTTTACTCGGGCGTCGAGGTCCGCACGGTCGCGGTCGAGTTTCTGTTGCAGGGCCTGCAAGTCCGCAGTCTGCTTGGTTAGCGCCGCTTCGCGGTCGGCCAGCGTCTTGTCCTTCTGCGCGGCGGCAGTGGCCTGCGCGGCCACCTGCTTGTCGAAGTCAGTAATGCGAGCGGTCAGTTCCTTCTCGCGGGCGTCCTGCGCCTTCTTCTTGGTGGACGCCTCTGCCGCGTCCGCCTTGGCTTCAACCTTTAGCTGCGCGGCCTCGGCCTTCGCTTCGTCCAGTTCCTTCTTCGCCTGCTCTTTCATCTCAGCGGTCTTCTTGACCGCGTCGATGTTGCCCTGCCGCAGCGCCAGTTCGTCGCGCAGCGCCGCCAGCTTTGCCAGATCCTGCGGCAGTTGATCCGTGAAATACTTGACGTAGTCCACCGGAGCCGCGTCGTTGAATGTGGTCGGCATGTCGGCCTCAGACGTAGTAAGAGATGTTGAGGACTGCCCCGCCGACTTCTTCAATGAATCGGATCTTGGACAGGTCGCCGTCGTATTGCAGCGTCACGCCTTTGGCCAGCGGCATTCCAATGCTCGCGGTCGGGGCCACGCCGTCATCGCGCCAGCGGACGTTCTGAGTGTCGGCCACGATCAGCGCCAGCGTCGGCTTGGCGTTCAGACCGTTCTTGTCGGTCGTCGGCACGGTCAGGCCCGTGGATGCGCTCAGCGAGGTGATCTGCTGGTAGCCCAAGCAGGAAGTAATTGCTTTGACGGCGGTGGACATGAGTTACATTCTCCAGCGTTCGGTCAGTGAACGCAGTGTAATGATTGTATCGATTGGCGTTGCAACTGGCGGTACGCCGCTCCAAGTCAGGGTAACAGGCTGGCCGTTTAAAGTATACACCCCTGTGTCAAGAGGTATACTGAGCGTAGTGCGAAAAGTTACCGGATTGCCAGTCAGGCTATACGTGCCGGTATCAAGATCTATGCGTCGTGCCGACGTAAGGCCGACATCTTGGCCTGACAAAAGGTAACTGCCAGCGTTCAGCGACAAGCTGTACGCGGTACCGCCAGCAGGCAAATACGTAAGCGTTACATTTTGCCCTGACAGGCTATAGCTGCCGGCGTCGAGCGCGAGGGTGTACGCGCCTGCGGTGGGCAGTTCTCCCGCCCACGGCGCAGCCGCCCAAGGCTGCGACCCCCAGCCGACAT